TATCATATTCATATTTTCCATATAGTAATAATGCCCTGGAGACTTCCTCGTGTTGTTTAATTGCAACTGCAATGTTGTTAGAACCCCTAGTCCCATCTGCAACCCAATCACCCTTTTCATATTTATCATCAACCTCCCACGCAAATGTTTCAAAAAACCCTTCGTCATCTCTATATGCAGTTGATACAAAAAATATCTTTCCTGCCGTAAAAATATATGATTGTATCCTTTTTCCGTTTTCGTAGTCTTTCATCTCTATTCCTTGTTTAATTTAGATAATCCCCACTATACTCTGCCCTATATATCGTGTCTTTTAGGTAACCAAAATCTCTCAACTCTGTTACGCCAACTCTCTTTCCACACATATCACATATATCCTCATGCCAAGTAGAAAG